TCAGGTTGCTGAGGTTCAGTGGACTCGTGAAAGTATGGTAGAGGTAAAACTCTCTCAACCAGATGACTTTCTTAAGGTAAGAGAAACACTTTCAAGGATTGGTGTTGCATCACGCAAAGAGAAAAAACTCTATCAATCCTGTCACATTTTGCACAAACAAGGTAAGTATTACATTGTTCATTTTAAGGAACTGTTTGCCCTTGATGGCAAGACAGCAAACCTGACTCAAAATGATGTTCAGCGTCGCAATCGTATCGCCCAACTTCTCTCCGATTGGGGTTTGATTAGTATTGTTAACACTGATAGTGTTCTTGACATCGCACCACTAAATCAGATCAAAGTCCTGTCGTACAAAGAAAAAGGCGAATGGGAACTGGAATCAAAGTACAATATCGGAAAAAAGAAAACTGCCTCGACAGTAGCATAGTTATAAATAGAGGAGCCTAACTCCTCTATTTTTATGCTTGGAAATAAAACCAAAGCAAAGGTAGAAGAGAAAGACCACGATCATGAAGATAAAAGTGAAGTCCTTGGTAATCTGGTGAAAGTTGTTGTCCTTATTTGGTCTGCCTCTCTGCTCACCTTTAGTTACGTCCGACTTCCTAACGGACAAAAGATTTTAGATTTTGATCCTACCTTCATTGCCTCTGTGTTCTCTGGATCGCTTGCTGCATTTGGATTGAGTCCTGCCAAATCTGGTGGTGCTGCTCCAGTAAAACCACAGGCGAAGAAAGAACCAGAAGTTGTTTCCGCTATTGAACCTAAGAAAGATGCAAAAACTAGTTAACGTTGTTGCCCTGCTGTCGGGACTGGTATCACTATCAGTTCTCGGCGGTGGGGTTTATCTGTATAAGAATGCAGATGTCCTCATTGAGGATGCTAGAGGTAAAATTACCAAAGCAGCAGTAGAATCAATTCAATCTGCACTTCCTAGTATGTTAGACGCTGCTATGCCCAAGATGCCAGAAGTCACTGGTCCTGCTGTTCCTACTACAACTGGTCCTGCTATCCCATTCTAACCATGTTTAATTCTAAGAAGACAGAGGTAGAAATGCCAACACAAATGCCAACCAACAAACAATCGCCAATTAAGATTGCTGCATTGGCATTGGGTGCAGTTGTGGGTATTTCTCACATCGGTCTTCTTGGATATGTATTGAGACCACAAACTCAGGTGCATCAACCACCTACGTTCAACATCCCCAGGGGACCATACTCATCCTACAGAATCAAAGCTGGCAAGGATGGATATGAGATTGAATACCGTGCTGATGATCCTAAAGTATTGGAGTCCGAAAGATCTCTTGATGTTGATAGAAATAAGAAAGGATGGTTTGGTGGTGGATCTGAAAAGCGTAGTGAATATCGTCGTGATGAATACACCAGAGAAGGTACACGCAATCTAGGAGGCGCTTCAGTAGATGCTGAGGGAAAGACCCTTGCCAAAAGCGAAGAGTGCATCAGGGCGGACGCTGGAGCACGCTCACAAGGTGCGATGGCAGGGACCGCAATTAGTGCTGGTCTAATTGTCCCAGCAATTACCAGCATCCCATACATCGGATGGTTGGCAGGTGGTTGGGCATTGCTCCTAGGGCAGAAAGCAGGATCGGAATTAGGTTCTGAAATCGGAACAGTTTTTAATGATTGTTAAATAGTTAAAAGTTTGAGGTAACATTATGGCACCGACAACGTATAAAAGAAAAGCTAAGAAAGAAGCAACGGAAACTTTCTTTCTGTATGTGTTCTTCCATTCTATTTGGACTAGTATTTTTAAATTATTTGAAGATTAATGGATGTACAAATTATATCTTCTCCCGATATTGAAATTCGGGAGATTGAAATTCCAAAAGTAATAACTGCAACAGAATATTACACAACACCACCACTTCCACCCCCTGTCGTGGTAAATATTGGTGTGCCTATTGTTGATGTTCCTGGATGTGTTGAAGTTCACAGTACCAATAACTCTAAAAACAATCAGATTAAATCTGATGACCAAAGAGGTACTTTTACAATTTGTGACGCTGGCATTCCCAGTTATAATCCTATTAATTTTGAACCTGAACAAATAATTCCTACTAAACCATCAGGTGTTGATACTAGACAGAAAGAGAAACCAGAACCACCAGGTCAGGTAGAACTTCCACCAGCAGCACCACCTGTTACTGCTAAGGTTGACTGTCCTACACCAGCACAAAACGCAAAAGAACCAGTCGGAACATATGTAGAGGGTTTCCGAAAAAAAGTTATTGAGTATAAACTACTAGGTAACGAATGTGTTCAAATTACAGAAGCGGTTCCATTACCACAACAGATTGTCGCTGGACTCCCTAGTGGTGGTTCAGTCGTACAGGTTGGCGGCATTGCTGTCATTGCTACGTCGTCGGCGCTATTAGCAAAACCGCTGGCAGACATCCTATTAAAGGCAGTCAAACCAACGGTTAAGAAAGTTATGAAAAAGATTGCAGCGATCAGGAAGAAAACTATTCCTGTCCTGTCTGTAGGGGAGCGCCGAGCAGAGCAGCGGCAGATGAATTATGCTGTTCGTGAGTTACGTTCTGTTTTTCCGAGGAAGAAGAAACGTTGATCTTATGAACGTGTGGATGCTGATGTCCAGGTGGGTTGTTTACTACGACATCGGCACATACTTTAAAGTATGGTGATTTTGGATGAAACATGATACCTTGTTTCATCAATTCCCCGCAGTTTTTTAGTCGGGCAATCTCAAAATCTAATCTCTTGTTAGCAGTGAGTTGTTTATTTAATTCAATTTGTGCTGTTGCTGCTTCCTTACACAGTGCTTGTAACTTCTTATCTGTAGGTGTGCTCCATGTCATAGAGAACCCTACACCCAGGTTGTAATTATCTTTCTGTCCAGTCCTTACAGGAACAGTGTAAAGAATAGAACCAGGATTATCAGGAGCACCATCCTCATCGAGATCCCGCATATCATAAACAGGATCCCAATAATATGGTTCATAAGGTTTAGTTGCCGAGGCAGAACCTGTTACATAAGGTGTGAAGTTTCTAGTTGGTCCCTGACACTGGACCCCACCACCGTAAGTGTTTGTGATGTACGGACCTTGTAAAACTTGTATTGCTTGATTAGTAACACTACCTGAAGAGTTAGCAACAGGAGCAGCGGTAGCACTAACGCCACCAACCTCAGCGAATGCTTGAGACGGGAATACACAATTAAGTCCTACTGCGAGAAGATACTTGTAGTGTCTGTGACGCTTTGAATTTCTGTGGTTCTTTGAATTATCGTTTGATTGCTTAAACCAGGACCTTGATATGTTTCTGTGAACTGAAACGCTGCTCCTGGTGTTGTCTGTGTGAATGTTGGTTTGCTTGTTACTCCTGTCCATGATGAAGTCACTCCGTCTATAGTTACATTGTTAGTTCCTGTTCCAGGGGACAGGTTCCCACTTGCTGATACTCCTGAACCAGTCACAGAGTATTGATACCCTGTGCTATAATCCATTGAGTTAATAGTTTCTGTTACTTTTGTTGTTGTCTCTGTATGACTAGTCATACTTCCCTGGGTAAAGTTTGGGACCACTGGGACTGCCTGTGCGACAGTCCCATGTAATGCACCAAGAACCAACCCGAGACCGATTGCTTCTTGTAATCTATCCATTAGTCGATTACAGTAATCTCAGATACAAATTGTCCTGTAGCAGATGTACCAGCTCCACCAGCAGTAACCGTAACAGCACCAGTAGTGCCAACAGTACCAGCTAGAGAACCAGCAGTTCCAGCACTGTAAGAAGTTACATTGGAGAAGTTAGGGATTGCTCCCGTAGTTGCAGCACTGGTTGGGACTGCATCACCTTCTGTGAAGGATGTGCTAAAAGAGAATGAGTTGCCAGCAGTTTGTTGGGTTGCTTCAATCGTGCCAGGAGAATAGATGCCACTGGTAATAGAACCAGTAGAAACAACATCTGCATCAGTGCCAGACATAGTATCAATACCAACACCAGAAATGGCGTAGGAGTTACCAACTCTGGTTGCAGTAGATCTTGCAGCATCAACAGTCAGTTGAACACTGGAAGCGTGTTTAGTAACAAGTCCGCCAGCATTTGCTGCACCTGCGGTCATCAATAACATTCCAAAAGCAAATAATGCTTTTTTCATTTTTTGGTCTTTGTATCAACTAAAATTATTTAGGCATAAATAACTCTGAGACCTTTCGTGCGGTCTCTACGAAAGTCGGAACACCCTACATAGTGGTACGGTTATTACTGTGCCACTATTTTTGTATTGAGTAATATATACTATGGATGCCTTCGGGGTCCTCAAAACACAAACTCGCTTTTAAAGGAGCTACCATAATGACTGGACTTAGAAAGTTCGGCACCAAAGATTTGGGTGCCATTGT